CAACGGTCACAGTAGGATAAGTTTGTGTTTCAAAGTCGAAATCACCTGATTGGATTTCTTTAGAACATGTGAAATTTGTGATGGCATCTGCAAGCTTAGTATTAAAGGCTTTAGCCACTTTAGATTGAATCTTATCTCTCATCCACGATACACCTTGAATGTGAATCCCTTAGGTTTTAGATCCAGCGAATTTATCAATGCTTTAGCTATCTGTTCAAATTCAGAAATTTCAAGACTTCCTTCTACAAAAGACTCTTCAACTTCAACTGTATCGGCCTTAACACGCTCGCTTGTGGTTTGCCGTGTTACTCCTGAATAAATCACACCAGCTTTAATACCTTTCACGATTTCACATGCTGCATCTTGTAATAAAGGATCTATTGGATTAGGAACAAAACCTATTTCATTCTTCATCCATGTATTGGCCAGCAAAACTAGACGAGCCTTATCACTATCATCGACAAAGTCTGCACCAAGGATAGATTCAGCTTCTGCAATAGTAATAAAGCTCATAGTGTTATTCCTTTGGCAATAGGGCCAGCAAGTCATCTTTTTTTGCATCAGATGAGAATGCAATGCCTTTCAGTTTGAGTACATCTTTAAGTTCATCTACTTTAAGTTTTGAATAATCCACTAACTGAAGTTCAGAGATACGTTCTTGCATTGCACCAACATCATTTTTAAAGGCAATAAATTCACCTTGCACGGTGGCTAGTTGCTCTTTTGTATTGGTTAGATCAAGTGCTACAGCATCGAATTGCTCAGTAGGTACCAAACCAGTCAAATCAGTAGGCTCACCGTGCAAAAGCTCAGTCTTTAATGATTCCAATTGTTGTTTTAGATCTTTATTTTCAACAACAATCTTTTCACATTCTGCCTTTGCATCATCAATCACAGCTTGGAGTTCTGGTGTAATTCCAACCTCAACATCTAAAGTTAAAGGGTTGATAGAAAGATCTTCACCCTCACACAATTCATGCTGGCCATGCTGAAAATCCGATTCGTTGATGATGCGAAAATCTTCACCATCTTTAATTTTTACAGTTTTTGCTAACATTGTTTATTCCTTAAAAAAGAAATGGGCGCAAGACGCCCAAACCATTACCCAATTAGCAAACCGATATGACGCTTAGTAACAGCCTTTACACCCCAAGCTAAAGCAACTTCATACACAACCTGTTTGTACTGGCGATACACCGATACTTCAAAAGCCAATCCAGTTAAAGGATCAACAATCGTAGTGCGGTCATCTGCGCTATCACCACCTTCGGGTAGTGCAGGTGCACGTGTAGCTAATGCGATCGCAGAGCGAGAGAAAGCTACGTTCGGCGTGTAAGATGAGCCAAGAGTAATTACAGAATTATCTGCAGGTTCAATTATTAGCCCTCCATTTAATGAAAGGTTGGCACCAACCAATCCCCCCGAAACATATTTATTGGTATCACCAGCAAAAGTCAGAATGTCACCAGCTAAAACAGCACCAGTACCACCGTCAACAGCTAAAGTTTTATCACCAATTGCAGGTGTACCATTTACCAAGTAGTCAGCACCAGATCCTTTAGTGTGAATACCAATTGAATGAGAGTGGCGAATGGCAAAATTCATTACACGGTCAGTCATACCATTTCGTAGTAAATCAGCACTTCCAGCTTCATTTACTTTAAAGAGCTGTGACTGCTTACCACGGAAGTTACCAATTGCAGAATGTCCTAAAACTAACTGAAGGTCATTACGTGGTGCGCCATTGCGCTCTAATACACCCAAAATGCCTGAAAAGTCGGTCATATCAGCTGCTACAGCAAATGGAGTAGATCCAGCCACACCATATGCACCACCAGCACCTTTATATGCTTCAAGCCAGCAATCATATTCAACTTCATTAATCAATGTCCGCATCGCTTGTGCAAAGCGATCAGCCATAATTGTTTGATACGTTCCAGCATTTTGAAGTGAGCGAGTTTCCTCACCATTCCAACGAATTGGCACATTGCGAGATTTAGTAATCTTCGCAACCACATTATCAACTGTGCCATCACCAGCATTAGGCGCAGTTACACCAGGCACAGTATCTTGTGCGCCGGCAACTGTAGTTACAGGAATTTTTACGTCATCCCCCACGGCGGCACGCTCAATTGTACTATCACGCGTAACAGCTGGAATAAACCCTGTTAATTCACGAGATACGATATCCATAGCAGTGTAAAGTGTAGGTAGTAAACCATTTAAATTGTTAGCCATTTATTGGACTCCAGGAATAAGAAAACCTGCTAATGCAGGCTGTAAGATATTTAAAAATCATGATTCGATTTCACCGCCACTTTTCATAAATGATGCTTTATCAGTAGGGCTTAATTGCTCAAAACCTTGACGTGACATTGATTTACCACCACCCTGCCCACTTTGACCATTAAAGCCACCACCACCTGCTTGAGAGCCTTTAAGTAAAGAATCTTTGTGTTGATATCCACCAACAAGAATCTCTAAGGCTTCATCAAAACCAGCTGCATCACCATGATTGGTACGTGAATAAATCTTTTGACCGTTGTTGTCATAAGCAGTTGGCTTACCATCTTCAACTTTGAAGTTTTTGCCAAACATCGCTTGAAATACATCCGCAGGAACAGCTGATTTATCTGCAATATATTTAGATCGAGCGAATCCACCACCAATTAATTCACTATGTAATTGCTGTTGATATGTGTCACGATCTTTGGTTAATTGCTCAATTTGTGGATTATATTTTTGCTCGAATGACTGTGTTACTGATGCAATCGCTTCATTACGAACACGCTCTGCTTCACCAGCATCAATCAATTTTTTAGCATCAAGATTCTGGACAGTAGTCAAAGCTTTTTTGGCTTTTTCAACATCAAGATCTTCAAATGCTTTCAAGCTAGTTTCTGCTGCTTCTTTTGCTTCACGATGGGTTTTAGCTTCCGCATTTAAAGAACTGATTTTTTGTACCGCATGGGTAGCATCAAAACCTACTTCTTTACCATCATCATGAACATAAACAGGCAAACCTTGCTCGTTCACTTCAGCGTAAGTTTTACCTTCAACAACTACAGTTTTGATTTTCATAGGTTTCCACCTTTTAAAATTGAGCATCCGCTCGTTGCGCCTTATTCATCCGAATTTCAGGCAATAAAAAACCGCCTTTCGGCGGTCGTATTGATTTTAAAAAAATTAAGAAATTACTGATAACTCAATAATTGCAAATTCATAACCTTCAGATTCTAAATTTTTGCCTAAGCTTTTTAGATGTTCTATTGCATTTTGTCTTGAAGTAAAAAGACCAACATTAATAACATTATGCTCAAGCCCATCCTCAATTTTCAGGTCAAACGTTTTAAGATAAAAATATTTTTCTTGCATTTTTCACCCCCTTAAAATTAAAAGACTTTTTACATAGTTAAGTTATACCTTAAATAATCTTTACTTCGTTTTAAATAGTTTTACAAATTGTAATTACAAACTTAAATCATTAAGAGTTTTGATATCATTTTTTCTCAATTCCTTAAGCGTGAATGCCTTTCCACTTAATGGATCAACAAATTTATCAATTGAAAACCCACCTTCTGAATAGAGTTTGTATTTCGATGGACCTAACCATTCTTTTTGAAAAGATTCATCCTGACGCGCAAACCATTCTTTATACGTTAGATTCGCTCCCACCTGACCTATCTTGCTTTCACGTTGATCTTTAGGAATATTTTTGACAGCTCTCTTATCTGAAACGAAAGGACGTATACCAGCTAAATCACCATCTTTATCACAACCTACTTGAATAGTTCGGCAACGGCGGTGATATGGTGGTTTCTGATGACCTTCCCCAATTTGTTGTATGCGTCCATCTTTGGCAGCACAGCCTAAACTTGTACGCCCATCCAAAGTTGCCACATCTTTTGTGTAGTTGAAGCCTAATGCTTTCCAAGTATCCAGATATGAAATATTACTGACATGTGATCTTGCAGTTCTAACTTCGGCATCTATCGCATTACGGGTCTGATTTAATAAACCATCTGAGTAATTTCGCTTTTTAGTCCCCTTGATCCGTTGAACAATTTTCTGACTCGTTTGTCCCTGGTAAATACCATCACGAATAACATATTCAACCTTTTTACGGACATCCTCAGCAATATTTGGAAAAATCAGATCGATCAGCTGACCTTCAGCATAAGGAACTTTCCTAAACTTATTAAAAAGCTTGTCACCTTCTAATTTAGGTTGCTTCTTTTCAGCTAAAGCATAAATAAATCCAGCCTCATGAACTGCTAAAGCAATTGCTGAAGCTGTAAATATCTCAGGAAGTACGACAGAAATTGATTGCTGCCAATTCATCAAAATTCCTAAGATATCTTTCAATGAAGAGGTCGCGTATTTACCACTTGCCAAAATCGTCTTTTCAACTTCGTTTAGATCGATTAGCAAATTTTGAAGCTTATTTAACATCTCGATAGTTAAACCATCAAAAGTTTTTAAAATTTCATTAACTGATGCTGAAGAAAGTCGTTGAAGAAATGAGTTGTGTTGATTTAAGGCATCAAGTACTGCTTGTTGGATCATTTGATCTTTCATAATCTACACCTTGGTATGGCTGATAACCACCTAATGGCTTGCTCATCCGATATTCATCTATCTTTTTCTCGATATCTTCCCATTTAGCATCTGAGAACGTTCCAGTTTGCTCATATTG